AAATATCAAGGAGATATCTAATGTATCTACACAAAGAAGATGTTGAAAAGATTCTGGAGATTATGAAAGACTTTCCCGATGCCTCCAGTTTCCAACTACAACAAAGTGGTACCGAAATTGGGAAGATTACCAAGTTAATTGTTAGTACATCCGTCAACGGTTACCTTGGTGAGTTCACCACTGAGATCTCTGGAGTGGAGAACTGGTAATGCCTAAGTGTTATCAACTTATTGGCGTGCCGGGCTCAGGCAAAACCACTTGGATTAGAAACCAAGACTGGATCTTGGGCATGGAGTATGTCAGTACCGACCGCCATGTAGAAGCGTATGCCCAACAACAGGGTAAGACTTACTCAGAAGTGTTCAACGACTACATGCCTCAAGCAGTTGAACTAATGGCCGCAGAAGTTGTTGCTGCCAGGCAAGCGGATCGTGACATCATTTGGGATCAAACCAGCACCACTGTTAAAAGTCGTGCTCGTAAGTTTAACATGCTTCCGGACTATTGGCACGTTGCTGTGGTGTTTGAGGCACCTGCTAGACTTGAGTTGAAACGTCGGTTGGCCAGTCGCCCTGGCAAAGAAATTCCAGACGCAGTAATAGAAGGAATGTTGGCTAGTTTTGAAATGCCCACCGAGGATGAGGGCTTTAAAGAAATTTGGAGAGTTTAAAATGGCTGGTTACCATGCAATAATGACGCTTCGTCGTCTTGAGAAAGAAGTCAACGACCTGGGATTTATGTTTGCCAATTCCAAGAATGGCTGGGGCAATGACATCAGCGACCGTGTTGCACTCAAGCCCAAGGACGCAGATGCTGTTCCAGTGTATGCTCGTGATGCAGAGATTTTCTGTGGCACCTTGGAAGAACTACAGGTATGGGTGCGTGGAGTACAATGGGCTCGGGAGTATGATACAATGCTGAGGCTCAGTACAGCCGAAAAGCGTGAGCGCAAAGAACAAGACGAGCGTAACCGTCAACTGGCAAATCTGCTAAAGAGCGAGATTGCCTAAAGAACGTTTGGCCTAATCAGCCAATAGTGTGACCCGCACGATGAGAAGTGCTGTGATAAGCAAGGGTGGTTCTAGTCCTACCGAACTAGCGTTAGCAACACGAGAGTTCTCCCTGGTCGGGAAGCGGGTGGAAGGAGTGTGTGATGGTTGAATCTTTAGTGTTTCACTCTACGATTCTTCTTGATACTCTACAATTACCGCCGCAGGGAGAAAGCACTTTTTCTGCTTAAAAAAGTCGCAAAAATAGGCATTGTAAGTCGTTGATTTATAAGTACATTTTGTTGCTAAAAAACAACAAAATCCTGGCAGAAAAAGGTTGACTTTTTCTCGTATTCCTGTATAATAGTGGAATAGTAAGCAAAGCAGTTAAGACAAAACCGCGCAGATGTTGTGTAAAAGCAACATAAAAAATGCAAAAAACGGTTGACAAATTGCTAGAATTTGCTATAATATACACATGTTAAACAAAAGCCAGGAGCTAAAAATGGTCCAAGTAAACATTAAAAATGGTACATATCGTAATGCACCCGTTGTTGAAACTTCATTCCCCCTTATCAAAGGCTTCCAAACTGGTGCCAAGGGTGGCTTTGTGACTGTAGACGGTAGTGCCGTTTTTGGTCCCGAGCGCAACAACATCCGCATTAAAGTGGATGGCATTGACAGCTACGAGATTGTTGGTGGCGGTCATGCTACTGACCACGAGACTTCCGTTGTGTCCAAAGAGCCTGTAAAGGCCGAAACTGACGAAGAAGTCATTGAGCGTATCCGTACGCGATTCCAAATACTTGACGAGATGGCACAGGCCGCAGTTGACGGCAACATCCGTGCTATGATTGTCAGCGGCCCTCCGGGTGTGGGCAAGAGCTACAGCGTTGAGCGTATTGTTGAGAAGGCCTGCTTGTTTGACACTATCTCTGGCAAGAAGCTTCGTGCAGAAGTTGTCAAGGGTTCTACTAGTGCCTTGGGCTTGTTCTGCACATTGTACAAGTACAGCGACCCCAATTGCGTGTTGGTGTTTGATGACTGCGACAGCATCTTGCTGGACGACGTTGCTCTTAACTTGCTGAAAGGTGCCCTGGACTCTGGCAAGAAGCGTAAGATTAGCTGGTTGAGTGACAGCCACATGTTGCGTCGTGAAGGAGTGCCAGATCAGTTTGAGTTCAAGGGTAGTGTTATCTTTATCACTAACTTGAAGTTTGACAAGATGAAGAGCCAGAAGCTTCGTGATCACTTGGATGCTCTGCAGTCACGTTGTCACTATCTGGACTTGACCCTGGACACAATGCGTGACAAGGTCTTGCGTATCAAGCAGATTGCCGCAGACGGCGAGTTGTTTAGTGACTACGATTTTGAAGAGTGCGTTCAGGACGAGATCCTGGCGTTCATGGACGAGAACAAGACCAAGCTACGCGAAATGAGTTTGCGTATGGCAATGAAGCTTGCGGATCTGCGTAAGATGAGCCCAATGAAATGGCGGGCTCTAGCAGAGACAACATGTATGGCTCGGGCGTAAGCCCGGACATTTGGTAGGAAAATTTTAGCTCCTTTCTTACCAAGTAACTTTAGCCCGGGTAGGCAACTGCCCGGGTTTTTTTATCTTTGTACTTGCTTAATCCTCTTGAGAAGTGTATAGTGTAACAATGACAGCACATGTTGAAGACATCTTAGAAATCTTAGGCAACCAAGCCCCAGGGCCAAGTGCCGATTTGTCTGTTAAAATCAAACTCAGCCGCATTGACATCAAAGCAGTTGATGGTATGATTGCACAAGGCCAAAGCATGGGCCTAACAGAAAAGCAACGAGGACTAACACTACACCTAATTCAAAAGTATCGTCGACAGCTGGGCGGTGTTGGCGTAGACATTGCACCCACTCTTGCTGACCCACAGTGGCGTACCAGCCTTAGGCAAATACAGCCAGTGCCTAGTACAGTATGGATTGAGAATGACGAGATTAGATTTAAGTTTGGCTACGATGCCAAACTGATTGAACGACTGCACAAGCTAGATCAAAGTGACACGTTTATGGCTGAACTCAAGTACCAAGGCAAAGGCACAAAGACCTGGCATCTTGAACTCAATGCAGAAGGCATCAACCTAGCCTACAGCCTGGCCACAGACAGTAAGTTTACAGCATCAGCAGATCTGCAGACCATCTTTGCAGAGCTAGAACAGCTACATCAACAACAGCTTGAGAGTTATATCTCCTGGGACAATGGTTGGCAGATACACAATGCAGTGGACAGCCAACGTGAGGCCGCTGTGGCTGTATTGGCTTCCACCAATAACATTGACCATCAGCTGATAGATCTGGTACACTTAGGCTTTGATGCAGATGAGTCAGCCAAGCTAAAACTATTAGAAACCTGGCAACCTCGGGAGGCCAGTATAATGATCCATCGTAATTTCTTTATTGAGAACAAAAAGTTTGACACAGGGTCTATCATTGACTTCCTTGATCAGTTGAACACATGGCCGGTGATCATCAACTACGGTTGGTACAGTAAGTTTGAAAAAGACGTACTACCGCAGTTGATACAGGCCTTTGGTCATAGCAACGTTGGTGTAGAAGGCAATTGGCTCAGCAAGAACAAGATCTGGATCTCTAAACAGTTGCCGGATGGCATCTACGACGCTGATGTGCAAGTGCCAATTTTGGTCACATATACTGGACTCATGGGTCAGCACAGCAATAAATATTCTGCCACTCCTTATAAATTTAAGAAAGTACTACATGTTGAGCCACCTCTATGAAATGTAACATCATCATTCGAGACGAAGTTAACGTCAAACTAGAAGGCCTGGACTTGACCACACGCCGAGAACTAGTAAGCAAATACAAGTATGACATCCCTCATGCACGTTACCTGCCTGCGGTTAGGCTGGGACGGTGGGATGGAAAACAGGCCTTCTTCCAATTGGGCGGCAGCAGTTACATTAACCTACTGCCGGGCATCATCGAACACCTAGAGAAACGTGGCTACGACATTGACCTAGATGACCAACGAGAGTACACCACTACCTTTAACTTTGCCAGTGTGTCAGAGGAAACATTTAGACATGTGCTGTGGCCCAAGGGACACGAGCGCAAAGGTCAGCCTATTGTACTGCGTGACTATCAGATTGAGATCATCAACAAGTTCTTGGCCAATCCACAGTGTGTACAAGAGATTGCCACAGGCGCAGGCAAGACATTGATCACTGCCGCGCTTAGCCACAGCATTGAGAAGTATGGGCGCAGTCTTGTTATTGTGCCCAACAAGAGCCTGGTAACGCAGACAGAAGCAGACTACAAAAATCTGGGCCTGGATGTAGGTGTGTACTTTGGTGACCGTAAGGAATACGGACGCACACATACCATCTGCACCTGGCAGAGTCTCAACAACATGCTGAAGAATACCAAAGCAGGAGACGCAGAAGTTTCCATCATGGAGTTCCTTGAGGGTGTAGTGTGTGTTATGATTGACGAGGTACACCAGGCCAAAGCAGAAGTGTTGAAGACCTTGCTGACAGGCGTAATGGGCCAAGTGCCAATTCGGTGGGGCTTGACTGGTACAATTCCCAAAGAGGACTTTGAACGCATTGCCATTGAAGTAAGCATTGGTTCTGTAATACACCGGTTGTCTGCCAGCGAGCTACAGGACCAAGGCGTACTGTCCAGCTGTCATGTCAACATTATACAAATGATAGACCACGTTGAGTACCGCGACTACCAAAGTGAACTTAAATACCTGACCACAACAGTTGGGCGCATGAGTTACTTGGCCAAGGTCATTGAACAGATCAAAGAAACAGGCAACACATTGATCCTGGTGGATCGTGTGGAGTCAGGCAAGCTACTACAGGTTGAACTGAGCTCGTTGTTTAGTCTGTTGTCAGACAAACCCGACGTTGTGTTTGTATCCGGTGCAACTAAGGCCACAGATAGAAAGGATGAATACGATGAAATTGCAACAAGTACTAACAAGATTATCATTGCCACTTATGGCGTTGCCGCTGTTGGTATTAATGTTCCTCGCATTTTCAATCTTGTTCTTCTTGAGCCTGGTAAGAGCTTTGTTCGAGTCATACAGAGTATCGGACGTGGTATTCGCAAAGCGGCGGACAAGGACCATGTCCAAATCTGGGACATCACCAGCACCTGCAAGTTTTCCAAGCGACACCTGACCAAGCGTAAGCAGTTTTACAGGGAAGCTAATTACCCCTTTACAATAGAGAAAAGCGAATGGCAATGAAATTACTACTAGTAGCACTGGAGGACGAGTTTGATCGACCTCACAAATTAAAATTAGGACGAGGATGGGCAGTTGTTTACACAGGCGTTGGCAAGCTAAACGCCATGTATAAAACCCTGGATGCCATTGACGTATACAAACCTGTGCTGGTGGTCAACTACGGAACAGCGGGCGGCATCAATGACGCAGTCATGGGGTTGGTTGAAATCAATCGGGTCTGCCAACGTGACATGAATGCAGAACCCAAAAGTCCACGTGGGCTTACTCCTTTTGAAGACAGTACCATGTACCTGGGCAATGCTATTGCTGGCTATCGTTGCGGCACAGGTGATGGCTTTGTTAGCGCACCAGATCCCTGGCATGACAGCTATTGCGATGTTGTGGACATGGAAGGCTATGCCATTGTGGATGCCTGCACTCGCAAAAAGATTCCTTGGCGCATGTTCAAGTATGTCAGTGACAAGGCTGATGCAGATGGTTTTGAAACTTGGAAAAAGAACATTGCCAACGGGGCGGATGCATTCCTGGCATTAGCCAAGAATATCTCTTGACATTACTCTATAGAAGTCGTAAAATAACAACATGAGAATACTTACCTTAGACAACAATGCATTTGAGATTAACAATCTGCCAGACGAAATAGATGACTTACGTTTCTGTGTGTTTGACAACAGTGACCCAAAGGATCCAGATTATTTCTTTATTCCGCTAATCTTCCTGGAGAGCTTTAACGCACCTGCACTGGTGTTAAAGATAGGCGAGAACCATATCAAGATGCCTGTGGACTGGCAGATGCTGATCGGAGAGCCAGACTTTGGTGACCTAGAGATTGTGCCCATGACCAGTCTCAATGACAGAGACTTCAAGGCCTTTTGCTTTAACCCACTAACCAGCTTTAGGCCAGAGTTCTTAAACATTGAGATCATGGATGTGTTTACAGATCAGAAGTGGTTCTTCCCCAAGTTAAAGAATGGACAGATGTTGTGTGTGCCACTCAATGACGGTGACAAGCCAACCTGTGCATACTTCATCAAAGATGTAACACGCAACAGTGAAGTTGTTGACTACAGCAAAGCATGGTAATGGACAAGCTAAACATTCACAATGAGATGAAGCAGTTTGATCGTAAGAACAGAGACTTCTACGACGAGCTTAACGATGAGGAACGCAAGAAGTTCAGCACATACTTGATGCTGAAATGGGGTGCCAACATTGACAGCAATGACAGTGAACTAGCTGGTTACTATGTCATTGCCATCAACGAGAATGTGAACAAACACTTCTTTGACATCAACCGGCATCCCAAGCTACAATGGCTTAGTTGCACAACAGTTAATCCGCTAAAGGATACACACAGACACTTTTGGATCACACCACGTAAGAAAGAAGGCACTGGCCGTAGTAAAGTGCGAAAGCAGATTATGGAAATGTTGCCAGGACTAAAAACAGATGAAGTTGACTTGCTACTATCTATCAATGACGATGAGGAAATCAACCAATGGCTAGTGACGCACGGGATGACGGACAAGGAAATCAAAGCCTTGTACAAGAAGTAAACGTCTGCAGGTACTGCAACAAGACGTTCTCTCGTGCCACTACATTGGCTGTGCATCTCTGCGAGCCCAAGCGCAGGTTCCAGAACAGAGGCGAGCAGGCAGTGCGCCTAGCACTACAGGCATTCAATAGATTCTTCGAATATCAAAGCGGCCCGGGACGTACCAAATCCTTTGAGGACTTTGAAGCAAGTCCGTACTACATTGGCTTTGTCAAGTTTGGACGCTACATGGTAGATGTTCGCTGTGTAAACACCACAGCGTTTATTAATTTTGTAATAGAAAAGAACAAGAAGCTAGACAACTGGGCCAGTGACCGTACCTATGATGAGTTTCTGGCAGACTGGTGCAAGCGTGAGGACCACTTGGATGCCATACGCCGTAGCATTGAGACAATGCAGGAGTGGGCCGATGCCAACAACAGCGTGTTCAATCACTACTTTAGATATGCCAGTAACTCACGCATACTAATGGACATACGCAGAGGTCGTGTGAGTGCCTGGTGCATCTACTGCGGCCCAACAGGGCAGGAATGGCTGGGCAATCTCAACGCAGATGAGCTGGGACTCATCTTGCCCTATGTAGATCCAGACTGGTGGGGCAACAGGTTTACCACACGCCTGGAACTTAAAACAGAAGTAGAAGACATTCTGGGGCAGGCTGGCCTATGAGCACAGACATTGACCTGGACTTTGGGGACAGACTCCAAGCACTCAAGCATATTCAGCACACACCTGCCAGCATCATGCGTGATGGACAATGGACACGCCACAACAGCGGTGTTTATGTGACTCCTGTGCCTTGTGATCCT